GACCCACACCCCAGCCGACGAGGTAGGGAAGCGCATCATCGACAAGGACCACGGCGACGGCTACGAGCAGGACGCCATGACCCTCTTGTTGATGGCGTACCGCACGATGTTGGACAGCCCAGAGTGCGAACCGCTGCTTGGCCCGTTGATGGAACTCATCCACGCCAAGCAGGAGATCATGCTTGACATGCTCGGCATGGAGGTCGTGGACGACGATCTGAACTTCACACCGGGTGGCACTTACGCCAACGTGGAACAGGGCAAAGGCAAGCGTCGCCGCGAGTACCGGCGCGATGCCGAAGTCTCGTTGCAGCGCATCAGCCGGGCGTCGTTGAGCCAGTTGACCCAGTGGATGAACGGCTTCGACATGATGGCGAACACACCCAACGTCGAAGCGATGCGCCAGTTCGTCCGCGCCGAGATCCAAACTCGTATTTCCAAGTCGGGGCCGTTGGTCGTGGAGAAGGCCGAAGCGAAGCGGTACACCCTCGGCCCGGTGTACGTCCCCGGCGTGTTGGACGCGCACGGTGAGTTCACCGACGACGACACCTTGCAGGAAGCGTTGTGGGGTTGGATGAAGAAGGACGACCGGTCCATCTACCTCCAGCACTCCGATACGAAGGCCGGGGAGTTCGTTGAACTCCTGACTTGGCCGTTCCCGATCACGGCAGCGATGAGCCTCCCCGGCGAGGACGACAAGGCGTTCGACTTCCCGGCGAACACCCCGTTCATGGGTGTCATCTGGGAACCGTGGGCGTGGGATCTCATCCAGAACGGTGAACTCCGCGGGTATTCGATTGGTGGCAGCGCCCGGCGCATGGAAGCCGCATTGGGCGAACCGGCTCTGGCGTGACCCATCCGGTTATCGACGCTTGGGAGCAGCAACTCGCTCGCATAGCGACCCTTGTCGCATCGTTCGACGGCCAAGTCGAAGTCCGGCTGTACGCCAACCGGGGTGCAGTACGCAAACGCCCGACCATCGTGCTCAACGGTGGCTCCCAACCGGTAGAAGCAGTAACAGTTGCTACACCGGATAAAGGTGCTATGGTTTCCGACAGGCCGTGATTCTCGCGGTCTGGAAAACAGAGGCAAGCCCACGGGCCACATCCGAGAGGGTGTGGCCCTTCTGACATTATGGCGAAAAAACTCACAGACCTAGAGATTGTCGAAGCGTCGGGTGTTGACCATCCGGCCCATCTCCATGAGGGGTGGCTTCTGATGAAGAGCCTTGACGAAGTTCTGGATGAAGCAGACTCGCTAATGTCAGATGTTGACTCAACCGACGACACGGGAGGAATGACCGTGAGCGAAGAGACCAGCGTGGAGCAGCCCGAAACCACTGATGAGGCACCCGAGGTCACCGAACCGGAGACTGTCGATGCGAGCGAAACCTCCGTGGACGCTGTTGAGCGGGAGCCTGTAATGGCGTCCGCTGACGACACCGTTCCCGAAGCGATCGCGAAGCAGATGGACGATCTTCGCAAGAGGGCCACCGATGCCGAGACTTTGGCTAAGGCACTCCAGCATGAAAGGGCCGTGGAGAAGGCCACCGACCGGGTAGCCGGTTGGTCGTATCTCCCGCAGATGACCGAGGAGTTCACCAAGACTCTGGTGTCGTTGCGTCAGGGTTCCCCGACCGAGGCCGAGGCTGTTGAGAAGGTTCTTGACGCAGCCAACGCTCTCCTTTCGGAGAACATGACGATGGCTCAGATCGGATCGGATGGCGAACCGGCTACCGATTCGGCTTGGGAGCAGATCAACACGCTGGCGAAGGCAGCGGTGAGCGACGGACAGTTCAAGTCGTACACCGATGCTCTCCAGCATGTCACGATCAGCAACCCCGGCCTGTACGAGCAGCATCGAACTGAAACGGGGAACTGATGTCCGCGTATGAGAGTCCACAAATCTGCTTTGGCACACTGACCGCAGCAGCGGACCTGTCGTCCAAGCAGTACCACTTCGTCAAGTTGGCTTCGGCCACGACGGTGAACGTATGTACGGCGACGACTGACAGGGCCATTGGCATTCTTCAGAACGACCCTGAGAGCGGAGAGGCGGCTGTTATCGCCATCTTCGGGATCTCAAAGGTCGTCGCTGACGGCACCATCGCTTTCAACAATGTGATCGGCACCAGCGCCGACTCACAGGCTGACGCGATCGTGCCCGGAACAGATACGAGCGTCGTGACGCTCGGCGTGGCTGTTCAGGCTGCCTCCGCTGGCGAGACGTTCACGATGTTTCTGAATCCGACTTCGTGTCGTGCGGCTTAGGGAGGATTGACACATGCCACAGCCAACCAGATCAGACGTACACATTGACAGTGTGCTAACGAACATGAGCGTCGCGTACATGCAGGAGGCTTACGCCTTTGTTGCACCGAACGCCTTTCCGACGGTACCTGTCAACAAGCAGTCAGACCTCTACTTCCAATACACCCAGTCCGATTTCATGCGGGACGCTGTTCAGCGGCGTGCCGATGGTACGGAGTCGGCGGGTAGCGGATACGGCCTGAGCACGGCGTCCTATTCAACGCAGGTCTACGCGTTGCACAAGGACATCGGCGATCAGGTTCGTGAGAACTCTGACAGCCCCCTGAACCCCGATATGGATGCAACCCGGTTCCTGTCTCAGCAAATGCTGATTCGTCAGGAGCGGGATTGGGCCTCGTCGGCGTTCACGACCGGCGTCTGGGGAACGGACACGACACCGGGCACTCTGTGGAGTGCTTCGGGTTCAACTCCGATCTCCGACGTTCAGACCGGAATCAACACGGTTCTGACCAACACCGGCTATATCTGTAATACTTTGATCGTAAGTTATGCAGTATTTTCAATATTGCGTAATCACAGCGACATAGTGGACAGGTACAAGTATACGAGCGCAGAGTCCATCAACACGGACCTGATCGCCAAGGTGCTTGGTGTGGATCGTGTCATGGTCATGGCAGGCGTCTACGACTCTGCTGCGGAGGGGGCAACCGACTCCTACGCACAGATCGGTGACAAGGACGCCCTCCTTGCCTACGTCGCCCCGAGCGCCGGTCTGATGACCCCAAGCGCCGGATACAACTTCGTCTGGAACGGAGTTGGTGGCGGTTTGGGTACGAGCACCGCTGTCAGCAGGTTCCGCATGGATCACCTGCGGGCCGACCGCATCGAAATCCAGAGCGCATGGGACTTCAAGGTCGTCTCCTCGCCTCTGGGCTACTTCTTCTCCAACGTGGTGGCCTAGACCCCCACCAGTTGAGCAAGAACGGCTAGAAGGCCGGGGGTCGGCTAACACCGGCTCCCGGCCTTAGCCAGTTAGGAGCACGAAATGGCTTGGACTTACGGCGGTGACCCGTCGGCTAATGCTCGGGATGCCATCAGGTTCCTGATCGGCGACACCGACACCAACGACCAGTTGCTCAACGACGACGAAATCGCGTGGGTCAACAATCAGGTCACCGGATCTGACACAGCCACAACCGGCTTGTACGACGTTTCGTACCGGTGCTGCCTCGTCATCGCGTCCAAGTTCTCACGCATGGCCGACAAGGCAGTCGGCGACCTTCGGGTGGACATGAGCCAGAAGGCGAAGGGCTACCGGGATCAGGCAGCCGAGTTGAAAGAACTCGCGTCGCGGGAGGGGCTGGTTCCCACTCCGTACCTCGGAGGTATGACAATCTCCGACAAGGACATCGACCGCGACAACTCCGACATGGTGCAGCCGTTGTTCTGGCAACGCCAGTTTGATGACAAGGGCACCACTACGGGCACCATCCAGTATTGGCCCGGAGCGGACTGATGGCCGGTTCCACTGTCCAGTTCTTGACCGACATCAAGAACGACATGACACCAGATACGGTGGACATTCGCACCACTTCGACGCTCAACAACTATGGCGAACGGGCGTTCACCGGGGACACGACCTCGTATGACGCCTACGTTGAGAAGTCCGATGATGTGATCCGCAACGAGAACGAGGAACGCATCGCCGAATACAAGGTGTTCATCCCTGATGCGTCGTTGAACATCAACCCGGAAGACGAGATCACGCTTCCTGCCCCGATCTCAGCGGTACGTCCGATCATCAAGGTGGAGCGCCGTACCGACAACTTCGGTCAACAGTGTGTCGTCGTGTTCTGCGGGAGGAACACCCGTGGCTAGCAAAGCGTCGTTTGATGTGGACATGAGCGACTTTTTCAAGAAGGTCAAGGACATTGAGAATCTTCCGTTGACGGCTGCGCGGGCGGTGTGGACGCAGGCGCACCGTTTGGAGGATGCTGTCACTGGGTTGGTGCCGGTCGCTACC